ATAAAAACATGGTAGCCATTAAAAAAGCTAGTAACATCATCCCTATTGATTTTGGAGAATTTCAGCTGGAATACATTGCAAATGACAAGGGTGTGAAGGAACTTGATAAGTTCCGTGAAGGCTTAGCAAAGAACTGGAAGAAAATTGAAAAACTTTCCGATGAGAAAATCGCAGAAAAAGCCAAAGAACTTGTTGAAGGTGGTTGGACTCAACTATTCGGTGCGGATGCATTTGAAAAAGTCTATAAATTTGCAGACGAAGATACTACTATCGCATTTAACTATCTGATGCAGACCATTCTTGGGATTCAGAAAGAATATCAAGAGCGCAACTCAGAAGACGCATTCAAGAAATATCTAGCGTGATGCCATGTTAGATATTTCTAGAAAGCTAGTTGATGAGCTTGTTCTAGAAATTGAAGGCAAAGAACAGACTTTCCCTCTGCTCTTATCGTTCGATAGAGTTTTGAAAGTCTTTGAATTATGGAAAGACGATGATATTCCTAAGTTAATGCGCCCATTTTTTGCATTGCAGATCCTGACGGGTGTTTCTTTTGATTTTTTGAGTTTTGAGGAGGCCTTGGAAGTTGTTCAGGCAATTTTTGAAGAGCACATCCAGACAGGCGAGAAAGAAGACGATGTTGAGTATGACTTGGCAGGCAATGTCATAAAGTCCTCGACAACGTCAGAAACACCACAAAAAAGACTCTACAACGTGAAGCATGACGGAGCTTATATCTTTGCTTCTTTCATGCAAGCTTACAGAATCGACTTAATCGAAGAAATTGGGAAGCTACACTGGAAGAAATTCAATGCTCTAATTGTTGGCTTGCCTGAGGGAACCAAATTTGTAGAAGTCGTGAAAATTCGCTCTTATGAACCGCAAAAAGGCGACAGTCAGGAGTACATTGATAAGATGCGAGAACTACAAAAAGAGTATCGTCTTCCAGATGATGATTGCGACGAAGAAGATGATGAATATGACTATTACGAGTAGAAAGGAGGCATAAATGGCAGATGGTAAAGTGGTCATCCAAGTTGATATGGATGGCAATAAGGCTCAATCAGGAGTGGCACGTCTAAAAGGGATGGTTGGCGGACTGACAGAAAGCGGGATGCAACTAGGTTCGGTCTTTAAGTCAGTTTTAGGAGCTAACATTGTCAGCGGTGCGCTGATTTCTGGGATTCAATCCCTTGGCAGTGCTATCAAGGGTGTATTTGCTACAGCTCTTGACGAAGGGGCCAAGCTCCAACAATCGTTTGGTGGTGTTGATACGCTCTATACGACTGCCGCTGAGTCTGTGAAGCAATATGCGAACGCTGCAGCTTCAGCTGGTATCTCTGCTAATACATACGCAGAGCAAGCTGTTTCTTTCGGTGCCAGCTTGAAGCAAGCGCTCGGTGGTGATGCTGTGAAGGCTGCACAAATGGCAGACAAGGCTATCATGGCCATGGCTGATAACTCAGCTAAAATGGGTACGGACATCGGTTCAATCCAGCAAACGTTCCAAGGCTTCGCTAAACAGAACTATACTATGTTAGATAACCTGAAGCTAGGTTATGGTGGTACAAAGCAAGAGATGGAGCGACTTCTTAAAGACGCCAGCAAACTAGAAAAAGCAATGGGAAAGAAGTTTGATATCAACAACTTTGCGGATATCGTAGAAGCCATCGACCTAGTTCAACAAGAGTTGGGAGTCGCAGGAGTCGCAGCACAAGAAGCGCAGACTACATTCAGTGGTTCGTTTGCGGCAATGAAGGCTTCGGCATCCAACTTCTTGGCGAATTTGACGCTCGGAGAAGATATTGGACCGTCTTTAAAAGCGCTTATCTCTAGCACCTCAACGTTCCTTTTAGGCAATTTCTTGCCTATGGTTGGAAATATTATGAGACAACTTCCTCAAGCTATCGATACAGCCTTGGCAGAAGCTGGGCCAAGGATTGAACAAGGATTCAAATCGTTGTTTGCTTCGCTCGGAGTTGACGAGGGTGTTTTTGACGTAATCAAGGACACTTTTCGAGATGTTGTTGTGACAATCCAGTCGCTCTTTGAAGAACTGACAAGCGAATCCAATGGGTTTGGCAATGTTATCCAAGGTGTTGGAAACGTCATTCAAACAGTTAACGTCATCATCCAGAATATGGCAATGGCCTTTCAGTTTGCACTAGAAGCCTTCTCCGAAACAGGAGCAATCAAGAACGCCTATCAAGCATTTAAAGATTTGACGGATGCAGCTTTAGATCTTGCTATTAAGTTAGGCGATGCTATTCCTTGGGATATCGTAGGCGCAGCCGCTGGGCACGTCGTGAACGCTATTTCAATGATTGTGAGCTGGATTTCAAAATTAACTCAATCAATTAGTGCAGATATCTGGAGAGGATTGATTGCAGGGATTGGAGGAGCTCTAGTCGCTTTCAAGGCATTTAATTTCTTGAAGAGCTTTAATCCGTTTGGCTTATTTGCTAAAGGCGCCAAGGAAGGGGCAGACGAAGTTGTAAAAGGTGCAACGAGCTCGAAAAGCGCAATCGCTCAAATCTTCAAATCAATCTCAACTCTAATCAAAACAACAGGAACAGCAATCAAGACGGCTGCGACAGGAATTGGTGAAGGTATCAAAATTGCTCTTTCTGGATTGGCTCCGGTCATCCGAGCATTTGGATTGGCTTTGAGAACGGCTGGGATTGGGAATATCCTTGCTCTTGGCGGAGCGATTGGTATTGCAGCAGTTGGAATCGGTGCTGGAGTGGCTATTATTGCGGCAGGCTTAAGTCTCATTGCTAGTCAAGGTGAAGGTGTGGCAACGATCATTAACGCAGTTGGTCAGGCATTCGCTACGGTTGCTACTGCGATTATTGGTGCATTTGCTCAGGCTATTGTATCTGTCGCAGGAGTTTTACCAACAGTAACAAGCGCCCTCGCTCAGCTATCTCCTCTTGTTGTTGCAGTTGGAGAAGCAATTGGAGCAGCTGCGCCATTCATTACAGCTTTAGGTGATGCAATTGCAACTGTAGCTACAGCAATCACTCCAATAGTCGAGATTATAAGTAATGCGTTCGTTTCAGTAGCTCAAATCATTGCTGACGCTATCGTTCAAATTGTTGAAGCAATAGCTCCATTTGCTCCAGCCATAACTGAAATGGTGGTTGCGATTGCTCCGTCAATTGCAGATATTGTTTCGTCATTTAGCAGCATGTTTTCTCAGATTAGCCCTATCATTGATAGCTTGTCTAATCTTTTGAAAACATTTGGAGAACAAGTGAGCTCCATCTTGAAAAGTGCTGGTAGTGTAGTTGAGTCCTTTGGCTCTGCTATTCGTAATGTGCTTGACGGTGTAGCTGGGATCTTTGATAGTATCGGTAACGCCGCCTTAAACGCAGGTCTTGGAGTCAAATACATGGCTGAAGGGATTGCGATGCTCACCGAGTTAGGATTGCTAGATTTGGCTGGAACATTAGCGACAGTAGCAACAGGCTTGACTGCTATTGCCAATTCTGGCATTGCTTCAGCTGGACCAGGATTGCAACAAGCAGGAACAGGATTGAGCTTGATAGCTATATCAGCTCAACTAGCAAGTGTAGCCTTGCAGTCACTACCTACAGCTTTATCATCACTAAGCACCTAACCTCAGCACATGCCGGAAACATTGACAAGCGCTGGAACTTCGATGAGCACGTTTGCTACATCGGTCATGGCTTCATTTGCAAGCTTATCTGGATCCGTATCTGGTGTAATGGCGCTTCAGACAGGTTTGGTGGCTCTAGCTAACGCTATGATGATGGCCCAAAGTGGGGCTTCAGCGATGTCATCTACTCTAACGATGATTAACACTTCAGCTTCATCGGCTTCAACAGCTATTTCTCAGCTTGCTTCAGGCATAGCTTCAGCTATGGCTCAAGCTGTCTCGTCGGTTCAATCAAGCATGGTATTGATTGTCACTGTAATTTTGCAGTCGTCAATTCAGATGACGCAAGCTGGCCAACAGGCAGGGCGTGGGGTTTCTGAAGGGATAACAAATGGTATCCGATCAGGAATCGGTTCAGCAACAGCAGCAATGTCAGCGATGGTCAACTCTATCCAGTCTACAGGAATGAGAGGCGTCTCTACTATGCGCTATGTAGGTGACATGATTGGCCAAGGTTTAGCACAAGGTATGTACTCAGCGCTTGGAGCTGTCACGGCTGCTGCTAATGCGCTAGTCGCTCAGGCAGAAAGGGCTGCGCAAGCTAAAGCTAAGATTCACAGCCCATCACGCCGTTTTAGAGACAACGTCGGACGTTTCATTTCTCAAGGGGTGGCAGTCGGTATCTTGGCAGATGCTCACAAGGTAGATGATGCCATGGGCGATGTATTCGACCAAATCAAAGCCTTTAACTTTGCCCCTGAAGACATTCTTGGAGTAGGTCAAGCTAGCCTTACGAAGACACTTCAGGTCAAGTCAGACCTAGACCGTCAAATCAAAGCGAGCGTTAAGGTTGTACAAGAAAAATCTAACCATCTTGTAGAACAAGCTCTGGAAGTCGCTGAAAGGGCAGTAAAACGTCCAGTCAGTCTGATGATGGAAAGCGGAGCGCTTGTTGGCCAAATCGGACAAAAGATGACCGATTACCAAAACGACAAGCTCATGATCGATAACATGATGAGAGGGATTATTTAATGGACACAGTTATCTATAACAATCATGACCTCTCTGAGGTTATCAAAATCAACGAAGTAATTCGTCCGGTAGGAAATGAAAGGGATGTCACAACAAATGACGCCCCTTTTTTGGGCGTAAACGTCCAAGAAGTAAGAACCGGACCCAAAAAAATCAAAGTTAAGTTTACCGTTCAGAAAAAAACGGCTAGGGATACCGAATTGGCCAAGCACGCCTTGGCTACAATCCTGAACACCGACAAGCCAGTTCGTATTGATATTTCAGACGAGCCAGATAAGTACTATATGGGGCTTGTCGTTGGTTCTGTCGATGTCGACAATGTGGCTAGATGGCTTCAAAAGGGCGAGTTTGAGATTCTTGTTCCTGATGGTGTCGCACATGGTACGACCTATAGACGGTTCGATAACGGCCAAGAGCAACCTGACAAGGTTGTTTTTAACTTGGTCAACAATGGCAACGTCCCAGCTTTTCCTGTCGTTACGGTCAAAAACAACGCTGAGAACGGCTATATCGGTCTCGTCAATACTAGCGGAGCTTTTGAAGTTGGAGACCGTGAGGAAGCCGATACAGGCATAGTCAAACGCTCTGAGGTCTTGATTGATTTTAGAGGTGATAGGATTTCAGACGGTTTTGCAAGAGCTACTAAAAACAAGGCTGTGACTAACGATAATAGCGAGAACGTGGTAGGGACGGCTGAGCTAACGACATTGTGGGATAAGAAACACATTAGACTCAGAGATCGAACTACATCTGGAAAATATGGGAACTATGCTACATCTCTATCATGGGACATCCCAATAGATAGTTCTGGAGCTGTCGGCTCTCTTGATGACTACATCATAGGTAGACAGATATTCGTATCTAATGCAGCTAATCAATATGGTTTTATCAAGATTACAGTATCTGATACAGCAGGCCAGTTTTTGTATGGCGTCGAAACGTTCAAGCGAACACAAGGACAAGATTGTGAGTTTAATGTGTTTGGAACTGACGGAAAGGGTAGCTATTACTTTCTTAAATGCTTGAATTTTACAGGTGTATCAGATAGCAAACTAAACCCATTCACATCCTCAAGAGGACAATTTGAGATAAAGCGCAATGATGACAGGGTTCATGTCTATTATCAAGGTTCTGTTTACAGCTTTATCATTCCTGAAATAAAAAGCAGAAAGTCAGCCAAAATTCATGTCATGCTTGGGGCTTATCATGATAAACCTATGGTTACTCACATGTACATAGATGAACTGCTATACCGCAAAGACTTTGTCCCAGCAATCGGTGATGTGCCGAACCGCTATCCAATCGGTTCAAATGTTGTGCTAAATAGCGAGAATGACACTGTCACAGTGGACGGCCTTGAGAAGGTTGTAGATGTTGTGGATGGCTCAAGTTTCTTGACTATTCCTCCAGGTAATAGTCAGCTTGAGGTCTATTGCTCAAGTTGGGTCAAGACCAAGCCCACTGTCAAAGTAGAATTTAAAGAAAGGTATCTATAGCAATGTTATTGACAATACATGACTCAAATTTGAGAAAAGTGGCTTTTATCGACAATGACAAGCAGGATACATTGAACTATTTCAATGACACCTGGACAAGATACCTGGAAACTGGCTCTAGTACCTTTGATTTTACGGTCTTTAAAAAGGCTATTATCTCAGATGTAGGCAAAAAGAGGGCCTATAACTCTCTCAATGAGAAAGCATTTGTTTCATTTCACTACAAAGGCAGAACCTACCTGCACACTATCCGAAAAATTGAGGAAAATGAGAAAGTTATCAAGTGTTACAGTATCAACCTGAACCTTGAGCTGATCAATGAGTACTCTATCCCTTACAAATCGCCTAAGGCTATGAGTTTTAAGGAATTTTGTGAGGAGATGGACTTGCTCAACTATACTTTCTTAAAAATCGGTATCAATGAAGTTGCTAATAAGAAAATCTCTGCTGAGTGGGAGGGTTCAGACACCAAGCTAAACAGGCTACTTAGTCTAGCTAAGAAGTTTGGCGCAGAAATTGAGTTTGACACACGTCTCAACGCTGACAGTTCTATCAAGTCATTTACAGTCAATGTCTATCATGAGCACGACGATAGCCACCAAGGAGTAGGTCAAATTAGTCCAAAAATCTTGAGGTATGGTAAAAACCTCAAGACAATCACTAGGACGATTGACAAAACTGGGATCTATAACACGGTTGTCCCAACAGGTAAAGATGACAAAGGTAACGTAGTTGACATTAGAGGGCTTGGGCCTTGGTCAGTCAACAACGCAAAGGGAGAACGTGAGTTCTACCAGTCAGGGGCTGCTTTGTATGCCCCTCTTTCAATGCAGATGTATCCGTCTACGTTCACACATTCAACAGGTGACCGTGACCAATGGACGAGAAAGGACATGACTGTAGAGAGTTCAAATCCTGAGGTCATCCGCTCAACAGCCTACCGTGAGCTCAAAAAGAACTGTTACCCAGCAGTAACTTACGAGGCTGAGGGCTTTGCGGATCTTGAAATAGGAGACACGGTCAAAGTCTATGATGACGGTTTTAGCCCTACTCTCTTGCTTGAGATGAGGGTATCTGAGCAAGTCATCAGCTTTACCAATCCGAAGAATAACAAGACCACTTTCTCAAATGCCAAAGCACTTGAAAATCGTCTATCTCAAGGCATTCAGCAACAGCTAGACCGAATGATAGAGGACGCCAAGCCCTACACTATCAAACTTGCTACTGACAACGGCATAGCCTTTAAAAATGGCCAAGGTCAGACTATTGTGACCCCTACTCTTATGAAAGGGAACAAGGTCATCAACAGTGGATGGAGATGGGTGGTGGATGGTGTAATCAAGGCTACAAGCCCTAGCTACACTGTGAGGGCTGCTGACATCAATCAAAAGATGGTCTTGACGGTCTCAGCATGGATTGATAACAAAGAGGTAGCGTCTGAGCAGTTGACTCTTATCAATACGTCAGACGGAACGGCTGGAAAAACTCAGTACTTGCATAGAGCGTGGGCCAATTCAGAGGACGGACGTGACGGGTTCAGTACGTCATCAAGCGCCAACAAGCGCTATTTTGGGACGTACACAGATTTCACAGAGGCAGACAGTCAGGATCCTACAAGCTACAACTGGACGGCTCTCTTTGATAACGTGAAAGGCGGAAGTCGTAACTATTTCAAGAATGGCCGAACTCAGCAAATCAACACAGGAAACAATGAAACGTATGACATGCGGACTTTCATTTTTGACGATTTTTGGAAAAATCCAGATAGGCTGAAACCAAATTATGTGCGTGTAGCATTTGAAATTAGCTTATCTCCAGCTCTAGCAAAAGATACACAGGTCAATGTGCATTTTTCGGCTAGTCCCTGGTACAAAAATCAAATTGTCCTCAAAGCTGGAGTCACTACCCCTCAAAGTTTTGAGTTTACTATTGACCTCTCAAATGCCTCAGAAACATACAAAGCAGATAATATTTTCATCCGTTTTGGTACAGCTCATGGATTTCCTGCTAATCAGACGGTCACGCTTGAAAATGCCATGTTAGCCGTGGGAACTAATTTTCTTGGCTATGTAAAGGCTATTGAAGATGTTGAGACTGACATCAATTCTAAAGCTGACCAAGGGCTCACGCAAGAGCAACTCAATGCGTTAAATGAAAAGGCTGGAATTATTCAAGCTGAACTTGAGGCTAAGGCTAGCGCTGATACACTTGATAACTGGATTAAGGCTTACAAGGACTTTGTCCAGTCTAACGAGACAGCAAGGTTACAAGCTGAGAAAGATTTGATTTCAGCTAGTCAGCGTGTTTCTAACATTGCTAAAGATTTGGGAGAACTCTCTGACCGCTGGAATTTCATTGATACTTACATGAGTTCCTCAAATGAGGGGCTTGTGATTGGTAAGAATGACGGTAGCTCTAGCATGCTGTTTAGTCCAAATGGACGAATTTCAATGTATTCAGCAGGGGTTGAGGTCATGTATATTTCTCAAGGTGTCATCCATATTGAGAATGGTATTTTTTCTAAGACCATTCAAATTGGAAGGTATCGTGAGGAACAGTATCATATCAATCCTGATATGAACGTTATCAGGTATGTAGGATAGGAGGAAGTATGGCAAAGTTTAGTAATTCAAGCGGTAGCTTGTATCTCAATGTCTATGTAGAGCAAGGCTCTCAGAGTATTACGGCTAACACCTCAACTGTCAACTGGCGGATGACAGTTAGCCGTACAGGTGCCTACTACACTCATAACCATCAAGGAGATAGTACGTTATCTCTTAATCTGGACGGTCGTAACGTGCATTACAGCTATCCGACGTGGGAAACATCAGGTGAGGAGTACACGCTTGCTAGTGGGTCAAGTACAATCAGCCACAATGCAGATGGGACTAAGACCTTACCTATATCATGCACGTTCAATCCGAATAATGGCCTGCATGGTACTATCACAGTATCAGCAAGCCTTAGCCTGACGACTATACCACGCTCAAGCTCTGTAAGCGTGAGCGCTGGGGTCATTGGTAGTGCGGTTACTATCAACATCAATCGTCAGAGCTCCAGCTTTAAGCACACAGTGCGCTATGCCTGGGCAGGTAAGAGCGGAACGATTGCAACGAATGTAGACACATCAGCAACATGGACGCTCCCTCTTGACTTTGCAAACGACATTCCCAACTCAGCAAGTGGAACGGGGACAATCTTTGTAGATACCTATTCAGGAAGCACCAAGACTGGAACGCAGTCAACCACACTGACGGCTAGCGTGCCAGCAAATGTCAAACCCACTTTTACAGGGGTTTCCTTTTCAGACTTGAATGGCGCTGCTCAAAATCTCATCCCTAACTCTGATACATTCATCCAGGTAATCTCTAACATCAAAGTAGCGTTTAATGGCGCAGTCGGCTCTTACGGCTCGTCTATCACTGGATATTATGCTGAGATTATTGGCAAAAACCAGTCCACAAGTTCAAACGGTGGAAGTCTGGGCATTATGAACTATCACGGCACCATCAAAATCAGAGCGAGTGTCTCAGATAGCCGTGGCAGATGGTCGGATACTAAAGAGGTATCTGTAACCGTGCTTGAGTATTTTGCTCCAGCGTTGAGCTTTAGCATTGCTAGAACGGGTTCAACCTCTAGCATCCTAACAGTCACACGAAATGCCAAGATAGCACCTCTCACAGTGGCAGGACGTCAAAGAAACACAATGACCTTGACTTTCAAAGTAGCCAAGCTAGGTACTAATGCTTTCACGGTTGACAATGGTCAAGCCACTGGATCCTGGACAAGTATCTCAAATCTAGTCAATTCTCAGGCTAATCTAGCTGGCAATTATCTAGCTAATCAGTCCTGGGTTGTCATTGGCACGGTTGAGGACAAATTCACTCGTACTGAGTTCATGGTCAACGTGCCAACGGAGAGCGTAGTCTTGTCTTATGACAGATCAGGAATTGGGGTCAATAAAATCAGAGAGCGTGGTGCTCTTGATGTAAAAGGCGACATCTACGCTAATGACCAGCCTATTCAACAGCACCAGCTGACACGTAATAACGGAATTTCTATTTTAACGAAAGAAAGTCTTGATAATATCCTTAAAAATGGTATGTATTATAGTCACAGTGCACCTAATAGACCAAGAAATCAGAATGGTTGGTTGTTGGTTCAAGTCTATGATGACGCTCAATATGTTGTACAGACTTATTGGACAGCTGCGACAGAGACAATGTTAGTAAGGTATCGTATAGCTAATAAATGGGGAGAATGGAAAGAAGTTACCACAAGAGATGACATCCAAAAATACACTCAAGGAACACCTTGGCAAAATCTGCCTTTACA